CTTCCGGGTACGGGGAGGGGGGGTACGGCGAAGGGACCTATGGCGGTCTGGTTCCGTGGGACACCCTGATCGACAAGTCCTCGGAGATCGGGAAGTCGCCGACAACGATCTCGGGCGGTCAGGTGACGGGGAACACGAACGACATGAACGTATTCGAGGACCCCAGCCCCCAGCCGCTCCAGGTCTTCAAGCTCTCCATCTCAAAGCTCCAGTCTGGATCGGTCAGGGCGAGGATCGTGGCGATCGAGGTCACGATCTCGGTGGACGTCTCGGAGTACGTCTGCGCCATGGCCCGGACGCGCGCGCGGGACTACCGCCTGAACCGCAGGCTCGCGACCGAACTGAGCCTGACCCTCATCAATTACGACAAGCGGTTCAGCCACAGCTACATCCCCACGGCGGAGCAGGAAGCGGCGGGATATTTCAACGACCGAATCCGGCCGAACCTGGAGGTCCGATACTTCGCCGGGTTCTCGAACCTGAACTCGCAGATGTTCACCGGCTTCATCGATCACTGGAAGCCGAACGCCATGTCGCGCACGGTGAAGCTCAAGGCGCGCGACTACTTCAAGTTCCTCATCAACCAGACGGTCTCGACGGGCCTGAAGACGAACCGATCGCTGGAAGCGAACTTCGAACTCCTCGGGAATCTGGCTAATTTCCCGTCGAACATGATGCTCCTGGACACGACCACAGTGGACGTCCCGTTCTTCATGCCGAAAGACGATAAGGTCCTCGACCAGATGCTTAAGCTCGGGGACGCGGTCGGAGATTCCGAAGTCTACGTCGATGAGTTCGGGAGGTTGAGCTTCCGGTCCTACCTCAATGTCGTCTCTCACGTCTACACGGTCTCGGACGCGGCCTCCTTCCAGTCCGGGACGAACACGAACACCGACAGCACCACGGCCCCGGGCGAGGTCCGCCTGGCGCTTTCCGGGCCGAACTACGTCTCCGAGGGGACCTGGACCGGGACGCTCTCTCCGGAGCTTGACGGGAAGGTCGAGTTCGTGTCCTTCGAGGCGTCCTACGAGACCGGTCCATCGACGAGCATCGACTTCTTCATCCGTGTCACCGACGACGGAGGCGTCACCTTCACGCCCTGGAGACAGGTGATCCCGGGGACGCCGATGTCCAAGTGGAACCATTACGCCGAACAGGTCCAGGTCCAGGCGAGGCTTCGATCTTCTGACGTGACCGCGACGCCCAAGCTCTTCAGCTTCTCCGTGCGCTACCGATCGCGCGGGGGGAGCGAGCAGTATCCGAGCGTCGCCCAGCTCTCTCTAAAGGATTCGACGACGATGATGGACCTCACCCAGGTCTTCACCGACGAGGTCGGCGGCGCGAACTACATGGTCACGAAACAGACCGTCAAGTCAAAGCCGACGTTTCTGTCCTCGGGGACTCAGGACGCATGGACGGCGACGGTCAACAACGAGGCCGTCAGCCCGACGAACCCCCTCACCGTCCCGGCCGGAGACACGACGTTCGAGGTTGACCTGGGGAATACCCGCTACGATGTCCCGCAGACCGTCGTCATCACTCTCGGGACCGCCGTCGCCACGACGAGCCTTTCGAGCCATCCGAGCAAGCCGACCTTGACGATCAGCGCCACGGTCGCGGGAACGATCAACGTCCTGAAGATCACCGGAACGCCATTCGTCCAGGAGGGGACCGTCGAAGCCGTGGCCGAGGCGAGCGAGGAGATTCAGGCGGACTACGGGCCGCAAGAGGACGTCTACCAGAACGACTTCATCGACAATGTCGATTTGGCGGCGGACATCGCGGCGGCGAAGATCAGCCGCTTCGGACAGGGTCCGATCGACTGGCTTCAGGACGCCCCCTGTCGGTTCTCTCCAAACGTCCAGATCAACGACCGCGTCACAATCGTAGAGGGGAACACGGCGATCGACGCGGACTTCGTGCTGATCGGAGCGACCGACGTCCTCTCGGCCTCAGCGGACAACCAATTCGAGGCGGAGACGCGAACCGAGCTTGTCAAGATCGGAGCTGGCGTAAGCACTCCAGACCCGGCGCGCTACGGTAGCGGCGGGGTATACTATTACGACAATTTCCGATTCGGTGGAGTGAAGACTTTGTAACAAGGGGACATCATGCGAGGATCGCTCATACCGTCGGCGAAGAGGATCATCAACAGCGTCGCTCCGCTGAATCCGAACGATTTAAGCGAGGCGAACGCGCTGAATCTGATGTTCCTCTACGACAACATCGCGACGGGGGAATACGTCGAGGATTCCGCCGTCCTCCTGCGCCATCTCGCGAACCTCCGAGCGCGCGAGCAAGTCACCCCGAACCTCACCCTCGAAGTCCTCTCCGGAGTGGGATGGTTCTCGCAGAACAGCTATCAGGTCTTCGCGGGCGGCAACAGCCCGACATTCACGGCCCCGACCACGAACCCCCGGATCGACATCCTCACGCTGAGGAACGACGGGACGCTCCAGAGGATCGCGGGGACCGAGGCCGCTTCCCCCGTGCCCCCGTCCATCCCCTCGACCGATCTCCCGCTGGCCCAGGTCTACAACGTCGTCGGTCAGACTCGAATCCGGGACAATGACGAGCAGGAGGTCGGGGAAGGCTTCGTCCAGTACGATCTTCGCCCCATGCTTCAACCGCCCCTAGGAGGCTCCGCCATGCCGAAACTCGGCCCCCGCGTTCGCGACACGATCACGACGTCAATCCCTTCCCTCGGAAACTTCCCTCTCGCGACCGTCTTCACCTACACGGGATCGGGAAGGCTGAGGTCGGTCCATAATCGTCTAGGATTCGGTACGATCACGAACGTCCAGGTCCAGATTCTCATCGATGGCGTCCTCTACGCGGACACGGGAATCCTTACGAGCGGGACCTCGCACTTCGATCTCTCTCCGAAAGCGGCGGACGCGACGGCGAACTTCGAATGGCTGGCCGGTTCCGCCTCTTCGCGCGTGTTCCTCGACCTGTTCTTCAAATCCTCCGTCGTCATTAAACACGGACTCAGCTCTTCGAGCGGAGCCGCCGAAGCGAATACCATCGTGGACATGGAGACCGAATAATGATCCTCGGGCTATCGGCGGACTCCGTAGCGGCGGCGACCGGGATCATCACGCTCGTCGGGGCGATCGTCGGAGGATATTTCCGGCTGGCGATCCGGAACATGGAGCGCGACATCGTGACGCTGGAGAAGGAGCGGGACGCGGAACTGGACAAGATCGAGGTGCTGACCGAGCGACTGGCCCAGGTCGAGAAGACCTACATCTCGCGCGCCGACCATGCCGAGTTCAAGGCCGAGCTGATGGCGGCGGTCAGAGAGGTCGGAGAGAAGCTGGAGCGCGGGATCGACGGCCTGCGCCGGGACATCCGGGAAGACCTCCACGACTTCAATTCCAGGGTCTCGGCGCTGGAGAAGGCGAGCTGATGTTCTCCCCGGAGAAGGCCATCGAGGCCGGGAGATCGATCCTCGGGATGCCGTACAAGCTCGGGGGGAATCTGGACTACCGACAGGAGAAGCCGAAGGGTCCGGTCGATTGTTCCGGATTCGTCCTCTGGTGCCTCGCGCGCGGGGGGCTCACGCTCCCCGACATGACGGCCCAGGGCCTCTACGATCTCTCATACCCCACGGGGATCGTCAAGCCCTGCGACCTGGGATTCCAGAAGGAGCCGGGCCACGGGGTCGATCACGTCGTCATGATGACCGACGACCCCGACGTCGTCATCGAGGCCAGGGGGTGTAAGTCTCACCTGGGGCACACGCCGGAGAATTGCCCCTACAATAAAGTCATCCTGCGCCCCCGAGTGAAGTGGGAGGCGTGGCACAAGTTCACCGGCTTCCGTAGGCTGAGGGACATCGACATCGCGAACGGACTACCCGGATAGGAGGATAGAATGATGAAACTCGTCGTCGTGCTGATGCTGATGGCCGTGGGCGCGGACGCGAAGCCCTACTTCCGCTTCGTGCCTTTCAAGCAAATCCAGGCGGCGGCGTTCTTCCCGATCGCCGGGGGGGTCGAGGACATATCGGCCGGATCGAAGACGCCGATCTTCCAGCACTCCTCAGAGGATGGATATCTCCTGATCCCGGGGGTCGATTGGAACCTCCTCGACCTCGGCTGGGTCGCAGACACGAAGTCAGGGAAGGGGTCGGTCGCCATCGGCCCCTCCGTGGACGTGGCGGGTCCGGTCAAGGCCCTCGTCTCGAAGGCCGTAGACCTGTTGCCCGGAGCGAAGGAGGGGGGGTCATACGCCGCCCTCCGCTGGCTCCTGGCCCCGGCCAATGATCTCACCGTCTCCGTAGGACCCGCCTTCGTTCTGACCATCGGCTCCCGCCAAGAGGAGTTCAAGGGGTCTCTACAGATGTCAGCCGGTCTCGTCAAAAAGTTCGGAGGCTCCAAGTGAACATGATCCTCGCGCTGTTCGCCGTCCTGTCATGCGCCGCCCCCGCCTTCGCAGAGGAGGCGTCCAAGGGCTCGTCCGTGAGCGGCTGGCTCGCGGTCGCGCTCCTGCCCCTGGCCTGGCCCTTCCTGAAGAAGTTCATCGTGGGCCGTCTGGTCGGCGGCTTCGTGGACCTCGTCGGCTCGGCCCTGGAGGCTGGGGACGAGGATGACGACCGCCTGATCCTGGCCGTGGTCCATTGGGTCGAGGTCAAGGCGAAGAAGCTCGACGCCCAAGGCCCCGACAAGTTCAAGGCCGTCGCGAAGAACCTCAGCTCCCGGGTCAAGTACCTCCGGGGGCATGAGGACCGCCTCGCCGACCTGATGGAAGAGGTCGCCGAGGAGATGGCCGAGAAGGCCAAGGACATCGAGTCCAAGGCCCAGCCCGCCGCGCCGCCCGCCCCGGAGACACCTCCGGCCTGATTCGAGCCGACGCTCTCATATCGGCGTCAAGGCATAGGGTAGTCGCCCCCGGATACGGCTCGACCGGGGGCGGCTTATTTCCAGGTCTTGACAGATATGGACACTGGTGCTATACTGGAGGCATGAGCAAGAACGAGAAGGTCCTGAAGATGGTCGCGCAAGATGTCGAGGTCATCATCGCCCGCGCGAACGCCGCCCTGGAGAACCCGAAGGCCGACGAGCAGACGCTCCGGAAGGCCCTCGCGCAGATCAAAGCCGTCGCGGTCGATGCCCGCCAGGAGATCACCGGCCAGAAGGAGGTCCGCTAAAATGAAGACCAAGACCGCGACGCACACCCCCGGGCCGTGGAAACAGGAGGGGGACGCGATTTGGGCCGACCATCAGAACGGCTCTCGTCTTATCTGCCGCATGAAGGGGCTTTATCGTGTTCCTGATACCTTCGACGCGGACGCCCGCCTGATCTCCGCCGCCCCCGAGATTCTCAATAGCGCGAAAGAGATGCTGGAACTCCTGAACGGGGCCGAGTTCTATGAAGGCTCCCCTATCAGCGAAACGAAGGAATATAAGAATCTTTCCGTCGCCATCGCGAAAGCGGAGGGACGCTAAGATGGACCCCTACATCGCCTCGACCGATACCGAGCCGGGCTACCGCTTCGGCCGCGCCGTGGTCTATCGCGGATCGGAGTTCATCGCCGAATGCCGGAGCCTGGACATCGCCAGGAAGATCGCCGAGCTTCTGAACGAGGAGGCCCGATAATGGACTACCAGGACATCGTCTCGGCCGAGCTGATCGCGCACGACATCACGCTATGCGCCGGATGCGGGAACGGGATGTCGCACTCGCGCGGGTTTGCGGTCCCGGACTCCAGGACGATCCACTACGCCGCGCGCATGGCGACGCGCGGGACGCTGTACGGGTTCCTCCATGAAGTCGGTCACATCGTCCGAGGTCACGGGAAAGCCTCCAAGCTCCGACGATTCGAACAGGAGGACGAGGCGGAGACCTACGCCCGCGAGTCCTTCCGCGCCTACGGGATCGCCGTCCCGCGCGAGAAAGTCGCGCTCGGGAACGCCTACGTCCGCCGCTGGAAGAGGTTCGGGGACAGGGTCAGGTCCGGGCGTCGTGGAGGGCGATGATATGCCCCGAACCTGGAAGATGCGGAAGGTCGTGGGGCATGAGTCGGAGCCATTCCCCTCGAAGAATGACGCGGGATGGCTGAGGCTCTTCTTCAAGATGGAATGCGGCCATCGCCGCCGTTACGGATCGGAGAGCCCCGAGGGATCGTTCGCTGGGGATTCGGACTATGGTCCGGGATCGCATAGCGTGGGCGATCGCGCCAGGTGCTACGAATGCGCGAAGACCGGATCGCAAACAGAACAACGGGAAGGAATTATGGCGGAGCTTCTGAGGCACCTGAAGGAGGCCGCTCGCCTTCGCGGCCTGATGCTGGGCGAGGACGAGATGATGGTTAGGGAGTGGCGGAAAGCGATATCGAAGGCCGAGGTCTCTCTATGATCCGAATCGAGATCGAATGGTGGAAGCTCATCGAGATCGCGAAGGAGAGCGCCGAGAACTATGAACAGCTCCGGAAGGTCCAGCCTGACCTCCCCTCAGTCGCCGACGCGCTCGCGAGCAAAGGATGGCACACCTTCACGGCGATGATAAACGATCTCGTCGATCTCCCGGATTGGGCCTTGGAGCGCGCGACGTACAAGGTCGTCCGCCCCTTGAAGCTGATGGTCGAGGGATCGATCAACGCCGTGGCGCTGAAGGAAGCCATGGCCGTTCATCAGGTTCATCTCCCCGGTAACGAGATGCTTCGGATCAACGAAGTCCACGTCGAGGAGGATTGTTGTACGGACAAGCTCCAGGAGAGGTTGAAGGAGGGCTGGAGGATCGTGGCCGTCTGTCCTCAGCCGAGCAGGAGGCCAGATTACGTTCTTGGGCGCGCGACGCTGACTTGATGGAATAGGATTGGAGGACAAAATGGAGAAGAAGGCGAAGGCGACGATGCGGATCAAGGGCGGGGAGATCAGTGTCGAGGTTTTCCCCTTCAGGACGGCGAAAGGGAACGTCGATCTATTCAGTCGATTCGCCCTCTGGTCGAACATGGCGGAAGGCGGGAAGCGCGAGGTCTGCTGTAGCTTCGGCGGGTCGAACTATAACGAGACGGAGATCAAGGCGATGGCCGTCGCGATGCTGGGGATCATGGACTCCATCCCCATTTTGAATAAACTGAACGAAGGGCGGAGCGACGTGGAGGTTCTGCCCGAGGTAGCCCGTTGCTTCGACCTGTTGACCGACGAGGACCGCAGGGGATACGAGAATGAGGTCGCCCAGGATCAAGAGGAGAGGCGCGCGCGGAATGCGGCCCGTGACCTCGCCCGGAAGGAGCAGGAGGAGCGCGACCGGGCCGAGGACGCCGTCAAGATCGCCGAGGCGATGTCTGTCGCGACCGAGACCATCAAGAGCTTCGGATTCAAGATCAGCGACTTCCGAGACACCTACTTCGAGAATAAAAAGGCGGGCCTGAACGTGGAGATCGTGAAGAAGTTCTCGGGCGGCTCCTGGTCTGGATACCCTCGGAGGTTCAGGACCGTTTCCCTGGTCACTCGCCGGGAGGGGCAATCCTACCGCGTTCGATCGAAGCGGTACGGGATCGCCGGATTCGTGAAAGCGATGACCAAGGTACACGGCCTCGCCGCGAAGCCTTGACATCCAGTAGAACACAAGTATAATACCCATATGACCATGAAGACGCCGGAGAAGAAGCGGGAGTCGATCCGAAAGTCCTTCCGGGGCTGGCGGAAGAAGGAGGGCCTGAGCATCCAGGCGGTCGTCGATGCGGTGAATCTGAAGAAGGGCGAGGCGATCCTGAGCAACGCCCAGGTCACGGCCTGGGAGGTTCGCGGCAATCAGCCCGAGCCCGAAGCGGCGGAATCGGTGCGGGCCGTGTTCCCGAATTGTCCGATCTGACGTAAGTCGTCCAGACCTCAACCAAGAGCCGGTCGTCACGCTGGAGCCCGTAAACCCGGGACCGGCACCGTGCCACGGCGGCGGGGTCTGGACTTCGATCTGGCGCACACGATGGAGATGGGAAAGGAGGCGCACATGGAAACGACGGAGACGGCTCCGATTAACGCGGAGGTCGTGAGCGGCGGTCACGCGCTGGCTGTCGAGATGGACTCTCAGCGGAAGGTCGCGATCTCGGCCCCGCGCAAAGAGAAGGCCCTCTACGAGGCCGCGCTCGCCGAGCTGGAGATGTTCCCGAAGTTCGCCGAGGAGGCGTTCTACTCGATCCCCTACAAGAAAGCCGACGGGGGCGAGGAATTGGTCGAGGGGCCGAGCGTCAAGGCTTCGCGCGCGATGGCCCGGCGCTGGGGGAACTGCGCGACCGCGTCCCGGATCGTCGCTCACCACGACGACTATATCGAGGTCGAGGGCGTGTTCGTGGACTTCGAGACGAACTTCATCACCCGCCGCCTCGTCTCGGTGAAGAAGACTTACATCCCGCGATCGACCAAGGTCCCCACGCCGCTCCGGGATGACAAGCTGAACATGGCGATCCAGGCCGGGATGAGCAAGGCCGAGCGGAACGCCACGCTGTCGGGGCTCCCCGTCTACCTCGTCGAGGCGTACTTCGACAAGGCGAAGAAGCTCGCGGGGCAGGCCGGGAAGAAGGAGGGGAAGACGATCGAGGAGCGGTTCCAGGCGCTCTACGTCGCCTTCGCGAAGCTGGGGATCGAGAAGGCGCGCGTTCAGGCGTACATGGACGAGAAGTTCCCCGAGGGCGCGGACCCCGACGATACGCTGGGGACGATGCGCGGAATCTTCAACGCCATCAAAGACGGTCAGGCCAAGGCCGAGGACGTCTTCCCGGTCAACAAGTCGGAGGGCAAGGGCGCGGGCGAGGGTCCGGTCGGTGCGTCCGATCTGACTGGAAAGAAGTGACGCCCGCCGTCGCGAAGAAGCCTCACCTGTCTCCGTCGCAGATGGACTCCTACACTCGATGCGGGGAGGTCTATCGCCGTCGGTACATCGAGAAGGAAATCATCCCTCCGGGGTTCTCTCTCATCAAGGGGACTTGCGTCCATACCGCCGCCGAGGAGGACTTCAAACAGAAGATCGAGTCGAAGGAAAACCTCCCCGCCGAACAGCTCGTCGAGCTGGCGGCGGCGTCCTTCGACGGGCGCATCAAGGCGGAGGGGGTCTTCCTGACGGAGGAGGAGGAGTCGATCGGGAAGAGCAAGCTGATGGGCGAGGCGAAGGATTCCACGGTTCGGATGACGCGGGAGTTCGCCAAGAGCATCGCCCCGAGGTATCAGCCGGTCGCGGTCGAGGAGGAGTTCCGGATCGTTCTTCCTGGGAAGCGGGACATCCTCGGCCGGATCGACCTCCGCCTGGAGTCGGGAATCCAGGACACGAAGACGGGCGCGAAGAAGAAAAATCAGTCGGACATCGACGGAGATGTCCAGCTCACGACCTACGCGGCGGCATTCCAGACGATCACGGGAAAGCCTCCGACGGACATCATCATCGACAACGTGGTCGATCGCATGAGCGAGAAGACGCAGAAGGTGACGACCGAGTCGCACACCTTCAAGACGTTCAGGGACCAGAAGGACTTCGAGGCGCTGGCTCGCAGGATCAACACGATCACGGCCGGGATCGAAGCGGGTATGTTCCTTCCTGCGACTCCGGGGGCGTGGTGGTGTTCGCCGACCTCATGCGGGTACTGGCGCACTTGTCCATACCAGAACTCAGAGCGCAGAGCCGCCGCAGATGCGGTAGAATCGAAGGGCTGAGATCGGACCCGAGCGCGGGCGGGACCGGCCCCGCGCCTGATTGGATTGGAGGATTTTTTACGGCTTGGATAGAGAGTCATGACGATATTTGGGACCATCACAAGACCCTGAAGCTCCAGAAGCTCTTGGGGATCGCCGACGTCGAAGCGGTCGGACATCTTACCTCTCTGTGGCATTTCGTCCTTCGCAACGCCTGGAAGGATGCCGATCTCTCCCCCTGGGGTGATGAGGGGATCGAGATGGCCGCGCGCTGGCGCGGGAAGCCGGGAGCCTTCGTCAAGTCCCTCAGAGAATGCGGCTACCTGGATGAGGGCGTCGCCCACGGATGGATGGAGCGCGCGGGGCGTCTCGTCCAGGAGCGATTCCGCAATGAGCGCCGCAAGTCTACCGCCAGTTCACCGCCGAAGCCTGGCGGTAACATGGCGGCTACCGAACCGAACCGAACCGAACCGAACCGGAAGAAGGAGGGGGGGCCGGAGGTATCGATCTTTAAGCTGTGGAACGAGCGAGCCCACAAGACCCTTCCCAGGGTCAAGGGCGAGACCGAGGCGAGGAAGACGTCCTGGCGCGCGCGGTGGAAGGAGCATCCGACCGAGGGATTCTGGACCGAGACGATCGACCGAGTCAACCGATCCCCTTTCCTCCTGGGAGCGGTCCCGAACGCGAAGGGCTGGAAGGCGAACATCGACTGGCTTCTCCGCCCCGAGAGCGCGATCAAGGTCCAGGAGGGGATGTACGACGCCAAGCCCGGGGAGTCCGTGCCGGGGTCCGAGGCTCAGAAGAAATGCGCTCGCAAGTGCGGCATCAGCACCTTCCAGCTCGTCCGCTCGAAGGTGGATCAGGCGATGATCTGCCGGGACTGTGAGAACCAGGAACAGGTGAGGGCCGAGGCTTGAGCAAGCCGAACGGTGGACCGGACTCTGACCGGCACGTCATCACGGACGGGAACCAGAACGATCCCTGGGTCCTGCGCTCGATCTTTCTGAGGGGCGTGATCCGCGAGGCCAGACTCCAGGGGTACGGCGTCGAGGAAGTCGGACGCCTCGTCGTCGTATCTCTGCGCGCCTTCGAGGAATCCCGATGAGCTGTTCCCATGCCTCGATCGGAGTCGAGCCCCTGGTCTACGCTCCACAGCGAGAAGAAGCGCCCATCAAGGTCCGCTTCGGCCGCGTGGACAAGTGCGTCTCCTGTCACGCGATCCGCTCGGAGCCGAAGATGCTCCATCCGAACGGAGACCCGCACATCATGGAGGCGGTCAAGCTCTTCAACGGGACGAGCTGGAGCCTGATGATCGGGCGCGGAACCCATCGCCCATTCGTCTTCGAGAAGGGCGACGCCGGAATCCTGGTCCCGCTGGGGATGGCCTCCGGTGAGCTGAGGCCGCTCGGGACCACGCAAGAGACGAAGCCTGAGCCTCCCGGCGAGCCCGATCTGGCACGGGCGGAAGACCTGTTCTAGCCGAGATGCTTGAAATCCGATTCGATCATTTATATAATGCCATATACAAATGAATGATGACCGCCAAGAAACGGCCTTGCCAGCCGCCGAATGGATTCATAAGAGCTGGGGCGCGATCTTCCCGGCCAGCTTCCAGTTCGTACAGAGAGAGATGCCAGTCTACGGAACGATCATCTCTCCGAACCGATCCGAGTCGATGGGCTACCGGGTGGATTTTTTCGCGCGACACAAGTCCAAGCCCTACATCATCGAATGCGATCTGAACGATTCGGCGAAAGACGTTTGGCACGTCTTCAAGGTATTCGGGTACAGAGGCGCTTACTGCCTGGATCGTGGCGTCAACCCGAAGAAGGTCGGCCTCATGGTTTTTATAGCAAGCCACGTCTACAACCATCGCGTTAGAAACATATTTGCTTTCTGCGGGATCGAGTTCTGTGTTTTCAGGAAAACGGAGGAAGGATGGAAACTGGTCAAGAGCAGTTTGTGGCGCTGACACTCTGCGCGGGTTGCCCGAAAAATTTCAAGCCGAAGAAGGAATGGCAAAAGTTCTGTTCCAAGACGTGCGCCAACAGAGTTCGCATGACGCGCTACTGGACGAAGAAGCTGAAGGTCGGAGGCACAATATGACCGGACCCGTCTTCGCTCCGCGCCCGAAGCGCAAGCTGTTCAGCCGCAAGGCCATCGACCTATCGGTTCTGATGGCCGAGCCGCGCGTCTCTCTGATGACCCTGATCCTCGGGATGGCGACCGCCTTCGTCGCCGGGATGGTGATCCGATGACGCCTCAGAAAGTCGCGCTCATCATCGACATCCTGTCCGTGTTCGGGATCGGGTTCTTTGCCGGGTTCATGCTCGGCAAGGTCGGGGGATGGTCTGAGGGCTACAAAGAAGCCTATGACCTGGGGCGTCTCCTCGGGAAGATCGAGGGAAGGCTCGGATCGCGATGAGCGGCCAGCGCCTCCGCCAGGGTAGTAATGCCCTCCGCCTCCTCGGCCTGAGGCCATCGAAGCACCGAGTCTATTGCTTCAAGTGTCGGGGGCTTACGAAGCATGGAGTCGGGAAAGGGAAGCCGGTCTGCCTGGGATGCGCTCGGGTTCCTAGGTCTTGACAGATATCGAGACTGGTGCTATACTGGAGACATGAACAAGGCCCCGGGATTCATGACGAACGCGCAGATCGCGGAGGAAGGGTTCCGCGAGGAGTCCGCGATGTGCGCCGAGTGCGGGCACGACGCCGCGATCGAGGATCATGGTCCCGAATGTCGGAGCTGAGGAGGACACGATGGCGAGCAAGACCAAGTCGAAGAAGGACGTGGAGTTCGAGGTCGTCCTGAAGTTCAAGCCCATGAAGGGCCTGGGCGGCGGGTTCCGTCAGGAATGGGTCAGCGGGAGCGGGAACGGCGTGAAGTTCCATCTCGACACCGGGACCGGTCTCGGGAACCCGATGATGACTCTCGTCGTCACGAAGGGCGGGGAGGATCATTACTTTGACGCCGACATCCGGCCGACGCTCACCGACGCGATCAACAAGGCGATCGAGGCGATCTGATGGTCATGTCCTCCTTCGGCGTTCCTTGCCCTTGCCCTTGCCCTAAGTGCGGCGGGAAGAAGGTTCAGAACCTCATCCACGTCGGACCCGGTCAATGGGTCTGCCCCGAGTCCGGGGACCACGTCGTCACAAACAAGACCGAGCAGGACCGGGCGAAGCGGGATCAGCAGAAGGCGACGAAGGGCGCTCGTCAGGCGCGGAAGGAGAGCGGCGCTTGAAGGGGGAATGGGGATCGTTCAGGTGCGGGGAGAGTCGGTACATCAGGCTCCCGGTCCCGCCCTCGAACAACAAACGCCAGAACGCGAACCGATCTCTGACGGTGGCCGCGCGCGAATATCTGGACTCCGTCCCGTGGATCGTCTTTCTGTCGATGAAGGCGCTCAAGGCGGATACGGCGACGTCGTTCCGATACCTTGATGTCTGGATGATCCTCCCGCCTCGATATGATTGTCATAACGGACTGAAGGTCCTCTGCGACGCTCTCCAGCGCGGGCGCTTCGTGAAGGACGACAGGCTTCTACTCCCGCGCATCCAGGGGGTCGCCTACGCCGAAGACCAGGAGGTCGTCATCAAGGTATGAATGCCCGGAACCGAATCCTTCTCGCGCTTATGGAGGACTGGCCCCTGCCCGTCCATAAGTTCAGGATCAGATCGCACTCGCAGAACACGCTCGCGACCGAGGTCTCGGAGATGGCCCGCGACGGCCTCGTCACCGGGAGCTTCGTCGAAGGGAAGCGGTACAAGGCTTGGAACCTCACGGTCCTCGGGATCGACCGAGCCCAGGACCTCCAGGGACGATGAAAGTCTCCGAGCTGATGCCGAGCCCGTACAACCCGCGCAAGATCACGGCGGAGCAATCCCGCATCCTGAAGAAGGCGCTCGATAGATTCGGGGACCTCTCGGGGATCGTCTTCAACGTGCGGACCCAGCGACTCGTCTCCGGGCATCAGCGCCGGAAGCATCTCGATCCCGGCTGGGAGATCATGAAGAGCGAGATGAGGGACAGCCGGGGGACCGTGGCCGTGGGGCACATCGTCACGCCCTGGGGAGCCCTGTCCTATCGCGAGGTCGATTGGGACGAGGCGACCGAGAAGGCCGCGAACATCGTCGCGAACAAGGCCGGGGGCGAGTTCGACTTGATGCCCCTGAAGTACGTCCTGGCCGAACTGAACGATGGGGCGCTGGACATGGAGCTGACCGGCTTCGACGCGGACGAGCTGAAGGCGCTCATGACCGAGGTCCCTGAGATCGTCGATCCGGACGATGACGATGAGCCGCGCGCTCCGAAGACGGTGACGTGCCCGGAATGCTCGCACGTCTTCACGCCAGAATCGCGCAAGAGGCGAGGATGATATACGAGTTCGAGGTCGAGGTCGCCGGGTACGACATCGAGTTCCAGGCTCTTCTTACCGTCAGGCTCCCAGGAAATCAGCGCATCACGTCCGCCAGCCTGGAGCCTCCAGACGAGGGGAGCTTCGACATCGTTTCGATCTGCTACAAGACCGGATCGAGCTGGGCTCCCGTCCACGGGGGCGATCTTAGATCGACCTTGATCGGAGTCCTGGAGGACGAACACGCCGAGCGCATCTTCCGGGCTTGTCGGGAAGAGGTCAAGAATGGTCGTTAGAGCCCAGCCGATACCCGAGCGCGTCCGCCGAGAGATCAAGTCTCGTTCTGGCGGTCTCTGCGAGGCCCAGCTCGCGACCGTCTGCGCCTACTACGGATCGGACATCCATCACCGCAAGAGCCGGGCGCGCGGGGGGTCGAATCATCCGTCGAACCTACTGAACGTCTGCCGCCCCTGCCATAGCGCGATAGAGGCCCACAAGATCGGGACGGGTAGGTTCCGGACTCACTCATTCCAGGAAGAAGGGGTCGGAGAGGACGGTCGATCCTGGCAACCCCAGGATCAGAGGAAACGATGAGCTTCGACGAACAGCCCGACGGTTGTGAGAACTGCGCGACTTTGACGGGGGCGCTGGCGAAGGCCGAGTCTGATCTGGCGGAGTCCAAGCGGAACGAGGTCCGCCTCGGGAAGATGCTGGAGGCTCAGATCGCCGCGCTGGAGAAGGCGCGGGAGGCGTTGGGCGCGTGCCTACGTCAGTACGTCAAGGAGTCTGATTATAAGAACGGATGGCGCTCAGGTATGAGCGACGAGCGGTACTCCGAATTGACCGCGATCTATAACGCCCTCCCGCCATCCCCGGAGGCCCCGGCCACTGACCCGGAACTAGCCGAGGCGTGGCGCAAGATGGCGACGGCGGCCCCGGCCACTGAGACGACGTGCGGGGAGCTTGGATGCGTGGACGGTAAGCGCCTGGACTACAACCCCAGAACCGGGCAGGGCAAAGAGTACCCATGTAACAAGTGCGCCCCCGCCGCCCAGGACGCGGGGGAGGAGAAATAGTGTGAGGAAAAAGAAACTGAGCGCCTTTGAGCAGAGGATCATGGACCGAACCAGGGCGGCTATCTGCCTACTCAATACGAGGCCGAATGACGAGCAGATGAAGCTGGACGCCTTCATGGGTATTTTCCACCCCGAGTATAAGGGGCCGCGACTGAGGCACAAGAGCCAGGAGGCCCCATGAGCCAGCCCGACTACGAGGAAGAAGCCGAGATAATCGTCACGCGGCTACACCTGTCGCCCAACTACTCCCCGATCCTCCAGCGGGACCTTGCCGAATACTTGAAGTCCCGCGACCTCCGCGTCAAAGCCGAGGCCAGGAGGGAGGGATGGGAGGATGCCATCAGAACGGCGTCCGTCATCGTCCAGACTCGCGCTCCTAACCAGACGGACGAGTGCTTAATCAAGACCATGGAGGCTCAAAAATGTCAGTTAATCTAATTCGCATGATCGCAAGCGTTCCCTTCGCCTGGCTCTCTGTTAAATTCGGTGATGTGGCGGCCTGGGTTAGCGGGAGGGACTATCGCCTTTCCACCCGGCCCCTCCCCGGCCAAGAGGGGGAGAGGAAGCCATGACCACGCCAAAGGACAGATGGGACGAGCAGGCCGCGAAGGTTTCCGCCGACGCTAGTTGCGATTGCACCGACGGGCATTGCGGGGCCGACGAAGGCGTCATCGCCGCCGCTCTCCGTTCCGCCGACGCCACCGGCTACGCCCGAGGGAGGGAGGAGATGGAGCATCAGGCCGCTGTCCCGGTTCGCGCCGAGTCGGGCGTTTCCGATTGCGGCCACAATCGCTACTGGACTACACACTTCGGATCGTGCCTGTGGTGCCGTCTTGAGCAGGCAGAGGCCCGCGCCGCTTCCGCGCCAGCCATCTCCCCCGTTCAGCCCGAGGAGAAGCCGTGCGTTTGTCACAGCGGGTCCGTCTGCGGCGAGGCTTGCCGGAAGGGTGTCTGTCACGGTGGATGCGCGGGGGACACGCCTTCGGAGCAGATACGCAACGAGCAGGGGGAGGGCCATTGAAGATCACCGACAAGATGCGGCTGGACTGGCTGGATAAAAGCCAGGGGTTCAAGAACCCACCCGGGAAGTCTTGGATATTCCACTGGACGACGAAGGCGTCTTTGCGCCAAGCCATCGACGCCGCGATCCGAGCCAGCCGGGCCAAGGGCAGGAGAAGACGATGAGCTTCATCATCTCGGCTAAGAAGTTCTTCGGGATCGGGAATTGGTACGTCCTCTATCCGGACGGGCGAAAGTCTCGGCCCATGTGCTGTCGGGTCGCAAAGAGCTATTCGAGGATTTTCGGCGGGACGATCCATCCGACCTCGAAGCCGATCTTCGATCTCGGTCTTCGGCGGTGAAGGACCCGCGCCTGAAAGACTGGCTATGGAGGCAACTCGTCGGGTTCGACAATATCGACCGCGTCCCGTTCTCTCGCATCCCCAAGAGCGAGCGCCGCAGGAAGTACCAGAGCCCGATCGAGCGGGAATGGGATCGTCAGGATATGGAGGGCAAGGCTTGAAGAACAGCGTCTCCCGTGATACACTTGTGTCGCGACCGGTACATCCTAGGCCCAAGCGCCGCAAGCTGGAGCGGGCCAGGAAAAGGGCTCAGGCCGTGGAGGACGCGAAGAGGCGTATGATCCAGGGGCTCGAAGCCGACCGCATTGGGGGAACCGATTGAGCGGGAAGGTCTTGCTGGGGGATGTGAGCAGAGGCGATTCCGAACTGTCTCAGATCGTTTTCCAGGGCGAGAACTGCGTCATATCCGGGCACAACGTCCCCTTCACCCATGGGAAGGTCGTCGTCTGCTACCACGAAGCCAAGCCCCACGACAGGCTGGAGATCATCCTGATCCGCGATGACGCCTTCTTCGCCCAATGCCAGGAGACCGGAGTCCCGCCGTCCTTCAGGAAGAGCATTTGGGCGCGCGCTCAAAAGCTCGTATTCGGTGGAGTCCCGGGAGCCGCGAGTGACGTCGTCGATCCCTGAGACCTATGACGCGATCAGGTTCGTATCGGCGTCCTGGATGCGGGGAGAGAAGCACGGGGTCCTCGTCTCCGGGATGTACGGAGTCCCCGTCGTCTACGTCTGCCCGATCGTCTATTCCCTCCTCCTGTCCGACACCGAGGCCATGGTCAAGAGCCTCCGCGTGAAGCCCTGGAAGGCGAAGAAGCTGTCCTTCCTGGAGCCCCGAGAAGTCCTCTACGTCGAGCCATGAACAAGATCGAGCAGATCGTCAAGGTCGGATATTGGGCGGTCGGGATCGTGGGGTGGGTCATCATCATCATCGGCGGGGTCTGCGCGATCAGGAACGCGAATCGGGGGGTCTAGGATGGCCGCTCCCAGGCAAGAGACCCTTCGACACCGGGAGGCTTTCGACTATTACCTGGCATTGGGTCCTTCCCGGACGCTGGCCGCAGTTCAGGAGAAGTTCGGGGTTTCCGAGAGGGCCGTGCTGGGGTGGTCCAAGGTCTTCGGATGGCAAGATCGGATCGTCGAGAAGGAACGCGCCATCGCCGACAAGGTCAGCGCCAAGGTCGAGAACGACATCGCCGAGGTCAAGGCCCGCCAGCTCAAGATCGCGCGCGCCGTCCAGGGGATGTTCGTCCGGAGGGTCAACGACGCGGTCGATCCGGAGACCGGGAAGTTCCGGGCGAGGGGTTGGAAGCCGAGCGCGATGGACGCGGCGCGCTGGGCCGACATCGAGCGCGACATCGTGAACGCGGGGTCAGGTGGAGGAGGATCGCCTGGGTCGATCCCCGAGGGCCTGGAAGGGATGGAGGAGGAGCAGATTGAACGATTCATTGTCGAACGCATTACTCGCCTCCGACGAATACGAACGTCGCATGACGAAGGGGACGGAGTTCCGCCACGTCCCGGTCAGCCCTAAAGATTTTGTCTTCTCGTCCGAGTTCATGGACGGGGCTCAGATCGTGGACGGTCGCCCCGCGATCTTCCCGAGCGTGGCCGAGGATTTCATCGCGTTCCAGGAGTCGGGCTACAACGAGGGCGTCTTCTGCGAGGCGATCGGATCGGGGAAGTCGTACCTCGCCGGGCTGATCCTGGCATACGACGCGCATCTCTTGGGGTGTCTGCGCGACCCTCAGAAGAAGATGGGCTTCAGCCACGGGTCCATGCTCGCCCTGATGAACATGAGCGTCAGCGGCGACCAGGCGCGCGACGTGGTCTTCGGCGTGACGAAGGGGATGATCGACCGGTCCCCGTGGTTCCAGCGCCACTTCAAGCCTGACCCGAAGATCGCCTCGCGCCTTGTCTTCCCGAACAACGTCGCGATCATCCCGGGAAACAGCCGGGAGTCCAAGCCCATCGGATACAACATCGTCACGGGCATCCTGGACGAGATGAGCTTCTTCACCGACACGCAGAACCGCCCTCTGGCCGAGGAAATCTATCTCGCCATGGAGCGCCGGATGCGGTCGCGCATGAAGCGAGCGGCGTGGGAGAGCCCGTTCGAGAAAGGTGGGGAGAGAGTAGGATGGCGCTGGAAGCTCGTCGGAATCAGCTCCCCCCGCTACGAGGAGGACTTCACCGAGGTCAAGATGCGCGACCCGGACGTCTTCAGGCGTCGCCGGGCGATTTGGGAGAGCCGCCCCTTCGACTACTCCGACGAGAAGATGGTCCCCTGGGACGGGCACAAGGACCCGGCCACGGGCGAGACCTACCTGATCCCCGAGTCGATGGTCTCGGTCGCGCGGAAGAACGCGACCAAGTTCAAGCGCGACTTCATGGCGGTCGCTTGCGCGGTGCTGGAGCCGTACTACGTCGATCCCCTCCTGATCGACGCTTGCGAGGACTCTCGACTCCTGGTCTCCGAGGAGGGCGGGCCTATCCCGAACGAGCTGAAGAACCCGGGCGTCCCCTGCGCCGCGCACATCGACCTCGCCAAGAGCCGGGACGCTTGCGGAGTGGCGATCGGACACCGGGAGGGGAACGAGATCGTCTTCGACTTCCTCTGGAGGATCGTCCCGACCCCCGGCCAGGAGATCAGGTTCGCCGCCGTGCGCGAGGCGATCCTGGCCCTGCGCGCTCGGGGCTTCCGGTTCTTCAAGGTGACTTATGACGGCTTCCAGTCCGTCGATTCGATCCAGCTCCTCACGGCCAAGGGGATCGAGTGCGAACAGCTCTCCGTCGATCGCGACCTCGCCGCTCACGACACGCTCCACGAAGCAATCAACGAGGGGCGCTGTCGGTTCGGCCCGAGCAAGACCATCAAGCGCGAGCTGAAGACCCTCGAACTCATCAAGGGCGCGAAGGTCGATCACCCTCCCAAGGGATCAAAGGACGTCGCGGACGCGGCGGCGGGCGTGGCCTACAACCTGAGGGTCGAGTCCCCGAACCTCCCGCAAAGCGTCTTGATCTCGAAGACCGGGTCAGCGGTCAGAGGAAGACCTCGCGGGTTCGGCGGGCGGTACGGGCGCTCGCCTTTCTAGGGCGAGCAGATCGAGCCGTCATCGTTGAGCGGCCACATCGGCCCATTCCGACCGGAAGGGCGCTCCAGCTCCTCGCGGTTCGGCGCGGGCTTGATCGGCGTGTTGAAGAATCGGTCCTGAGCGGAGTCCGCCTCCTTCTGGCACGGGGCGCAGAGCTTCCCCTCCCCATCCTTCAGCGGCCGATCGACGTGGACGAACGATCCGTCGGGGCGCTTCGCCCGACAGAAGAACGGCGGCTTCTTTCGCGGGGTGATCTTCACTTGGTTCCATCCAATTTCGCGACGATCCGGCGAAGGGCGTAAGCGTGGCCCTTCTTCATCTCGATCAGGCGGCGGAGGTCGGCGATCTCTTCGGTCGTGTTCATCCCGTTCTTCAGCGCGGCTTGATAGGCCATCGCCTCCGAGCGCATCTCCAGGAGCCGCGCCCGAACGAACCCGGAAAGGACCTGAGCCTCGCGATCCGTCATCTCGATCTTCATGCTATTAGTATAGCACCAGTGTCGATATCCGTCAAGACCCAGGAGACCTACTATTGACGGGTCCATAGGTCCTAGGGCCTAATTCAAGACCCAGGAATCGAGCCGAATCGACGCTCACTATAAGGCAAGCCGCGCGGCAGGGCCTAGGGCCTGGTCCTACGCCTACCGCCAGTTTACCGCCAGTCTACCGCCGTAAATCTTGGTAGACTGGCGGCTACCGTACCGAACCGAACCCTACCAAACCAACAGACAACGGAGGGCGGTCGGCGGTCGGCCAGTTCTTGACCTTTGGGCCAGGACCAGGCTATGATCTGGACCATGCTCGCCTTCTTCGCCCGGTTGTTCGGACCCAGGACCTACGTCCGCCCCGGCCTCAGCCCCAACCGCTTCAGGTCCCAACCGGCCGAATCCTGATCTGTCAAGGGGTCGGACCAGGCGCTAAAAAATCCGGCTCTGACCCGCTTGACAGTTCTGCGGCGGCGTGGTAAGATTCAGCCCGTGAGGATCGGGACCATGCTGGGGCGCGAAGCCGTGGAGAATATCGAGCGCCAAGTCGAGAACGCCGAGCGCCGCGCACAGAAGTCCAAGCGAGCCCGAGACCTGGAGCGCCGACGCCGGGACGGGAAGACAATCCGCTACGAGCGGGAGAGCTGAGTGCCCCGAGCCGACAAGCCCAGCGAAAAGCCCGGACCCAGGTTCCGCCCCCAGGCGGGCCGCATCAGTCAAGACCCGTCAGCCGTCATCGAGAAGACGCTCTCGGCCTATTCTCCCGACGACGAGTTCGCGCCGAGGTCGGTCGAGAATCCGGTCAGGAGATTCTTCGAGGCGCTGAAGAGCGACGACGCGGCGAAGCGCCCGAAGATCGAAGAGGCGCGCATCGTCGAGGTCAACCCGTTCGGAGCGGTTCGCGTCCGCACGGTGAAGAGCGCCGAGAAGTTCCGCGAGGCCCTGGAACTCGGAGAGCGCGGAGCGAAGCGCATGAGGGTCCTCGCCGAGAACGGGATCAGGCTCCGCGCCGAGTCGAGCTTCACCGCCGTCGAGAAGCGCGAACTCCGCGAGATGTCGAAGAGCCGGAAGTTCCGAGAGAGCTTCGACCTCGACCTCAGCGACACGACGGGGAACGCGGCGAATCCGTTCAACGAATACTTGCCGATCATGGGCGGGCCTTTCTCCCGCCAGCTCTATCTCTTCGACTTCCTGGACATGAGCCGCAAGGCGTTCGAGGCGTGGAACCACAACCCCCTCGCGCATCAGGGCGTGAAGATCACGACGAGCTTCGTCCTCGGTCGCGGCGTCACCGCCAAGGCGAACAGCCCGCTCGTCCAAGAGCGCTTCGACGCCTGGGCCAAGCGGATCGATCTCCTCGGCGGGCGGCTGGAGTCCTGGTCGGATATGCTCTCCCGCGACGGCGAGCTGATGGTCCGCCGCTACTTCAACCCGATCACGAAAGAGATGTTCCTCCGGTGGATCGACCCCTCGACGATTTGGGAGATCGTCACCGATCTCGAAGACATCGAGAAGGTGTTCTACTACCATCAGCAGTTTCCGACTCAGTATCAGGTCCTCTACGGGACCGGCTCCCAGCGGTCGCAGTTCGACCCGTCGAAGTTCGGGACGGAGCGGTACGTCATCAACCAAATCCCGGCGAGCGAGATGTACCACGTCAAGATCAATTGCTCGCCGAACGAGAAGCGCGGGCGCTCGGACCTCTTCTCGATCCTGGGATGGCTGAAGCGGTACAAGGATTTCCAGACCGGAGTCGTCCTGCGCGCGATCATCCAAGGGACCTTCTCCTGGAAGATGAAGCTGAAGGGGACCGAGGCCGACGTCGCCGCCTTCATCAACCAATTCGGGACGCAACAGCCCGACTTCGGATCGGTCCACGTCGAGAACGAGGCCGCGACTCTGGAGCCCATGGCCCCGCAGATGAAGGGCGCGGGACTCGACGACGCTCCTGGGATCGTGAACATGATCGCGGTCGGTCTCGGTATCCCGAAGGAGTACCTGGGATTCTCCGACAACGGATCGCGCGCCGGAGCGATCGTCGCCTCCGAGCCCGGCGCGAAGAAGTTCATGAGCCGCCAGCTCCTCCTCGGCCGGTTCCTGAAGAGCCTCGCGAAGGATTGGGCGGAGAACGAGATCGCTTCCGGACGCCTACCGGCGATCGATCCGGAGACCGGCGAGCCGCTGGACACGGAGATCGAGTTCCAGTTCCCCGAGATCGCCATCGAGGACCGTTCGTCCAAGATCAAGGACATCGAACTCTCGGAGATGAGCGGGTACATCTCGAAGACCCGCGCCGCGACGATGGTCGCGAAGGAGCTGGGGATCGAGGGATACAATTTCGAGGCCGAGATGGAAGACCGCGCGCGCGAGGAACAGGCGGGGATCAACGACCTCTTCCGCAGGACCGCGCCGACTCCCGAGCCCGGAGAGACCGACGACGATGAGGGCGGGAAGTCCTCGACCTCTGGCCTCGGCTCCGATGATAAGCGCAAGATCAAGGCCCAGGGCCGGAATCTGTAGGCGGCTCGGCGAGTCCGACCCCTACCGCGTCCACGATCCGAAGGAGATCGAGGCCCAGCTCAAGGGGCTCGACCCGCGCCAGCGCGAGACCTTCTGGAAGCTCTACCGCACCGGCCAAGCGCGCCTGACCGATCTGGAGAAGCGCCAGTCCAGCCAGCTCCTCAAGCTCTTCAAGGCGACCGCAGAAGACCTTGAGTCCGATCTCGCGAAGACGTTCGGAAAGCTCGATACCGAGGAATGGGACCTCGCCACGATGCGCCGCGCGGGCCGCGACAAGGCCCTCTTCGACCAGATCAAGGATCGCATCAAGACCCTCGGCGGGAACTTCAAGAGCGTCTTCGATAAGAACGTCCTGCGCTCGTACCGCGCCTCCTACGTTGACAACGCCTTCCGCCTCGACAAGCTGACGCCGGAGTCGGTCGCGATCAAGTTCGACATCCTCCCCGACCGCGAGATTCTGGCGCTGATGAACAAGCCCTTCCAGGGCGCGCGCTTCTCGGATCGCCTCGGCCTCATCACCGACGACATGGCGCACACGATCCAGCAGGAATTGACGCGCTCCATGATGGCCGGGGAGAACTGGCGTCAGGCATCGAAGCGGATCATGGACGAGATGGGGACGCAGGGCCAGCGCGCCTACTGGCGCTCGGAGATGATCGCCCGAACCGAACTCGCCCGAGCGCAGGAGATCGCGGCCCATCAGCTCTACGACGAGAACGCTGACGTCATCGAGAAGGTCGTCTGGACCGCCCATCCCGGAGCCTGCGAAATATGCCAGGGCCTACACGGGGCCATTCTGAAGAAGCCCGAGGATTATCCGCCGAGCGCATCGCATCCGAACTGCGTCTGCGACGCGGTCGCGATCCCCAAGTCCTTCGACGATCTCGCCGACGGTGATGACGACCGACTACCGCCCCAAGAATCTCTTAAAGATTGGGCGAAGGATCGAGGCGCGGCATCGGCCGTAGGCGGGACTGATTGAGGTATAATCTAACCCCATGGCGAAAGCGCGGCTGAAGTTCTTCCTGGCGGTCGCGTCCATGTGCGTCGCCGCCGTGATGATGATGGGGTGCGCGCAGAGTGGCCCATCGAAGAAGCGCCTGAAGTTCCTCCTGATGATGTGTCGGGAGTCCAACCGCGAGCGCGCCCGCATTATCCGAGAGTGTAATGTGACCTGTGAGCAATCATACGGGACCGTAGAGATGGGCGAGGGCGGGCATTGAAGGCACATCTCGGGGACGTCTTCGTGATCGGGATCATGGTCATCCTGTCCGCTACGTTCGCGATCCTGTTCGTGGCCGCTACAAGCTGAGGAGGATTGGATGGCGATAAAACATTACGTCGTTATAGTCGGGCACGGATCGCGCGGGAATAGCTGTCCCATGACGCAATCTCTCAGCCTTGCGGCGCGAGACGTGGAGGAGGCCATGGACACCGCGAGGAGCGTTGTCCGATCCGGGAACCCGGCCTCTGAATACGCCTTCATCCAGTCGATCCAGCCGACTAATGTCACCCACGCCGTGAAGAGCGAGACGGTCGAGGAGGTCGCATGATCGACGATCTCGCCGTCGCATCGATTCAGATTCAGGAAGGCCGCGCGAAGGCCCTCGTCGCCTTCAAGTACGGGAAGAAGATCGACCATCACCTGTTCGAGTTCCCGCTCAACGAGAATCCGGAGCTGGACGCCCTCGTTCCGATCATCAACGACGCGATCCGCGCCGTACTCGCCAAGCGCCTCGGGATCGTGAAGAACATCGTGACCCCCGCGAACGCCTGATGTCCTCCAGCGTCTACGAGTTCATCGGAACCCGGAACGCCAAGCTCGCGAAGTTCACGGACGACAACCCGAACATCGCGGCGGTCATCATGAAGCTCGTCCTCCATTTGGAGAACATCGCGCGCGAGTGGAACCGGAATCTCGAAGGGATCGACTTCGACGTGAAGGCTTCTCCCGACGGTGAGATGGTCCTAATTAAATTGCGCCGGAAATGATCGACAAGGTCTTGACAGGTGTTCGACTTGTCTGCTAACCTCCCAGGCGACGAAGGGATGGCGATGCTCGCTCCGATCTGGAACGCGGTTCGAGAGTTCGCTGACGGGAAGAAGGCGGGGAGCGTCACGCTCCACTTCGATCAGACCGGGAAGCTGACGCTGATCGAGTCGAAGAAGACGACGAAGCTGTAACGGGCATCCGACACAAAGGACCCCGGGGCTCAAGAGCCTCGGGGATTTTTATTTACCGGGAGCGCATCCTGACCGCGATCGCCGCGCCGAAGAAGACCGAGGCCACGCCCGAAGGCTGGGAAGGCGTCGTCCAGGCGCTCAAGGCGAAGCCCGGGGTCGATAACCCCTGGGCGCTCGCGAACTGGATGAAGGCGCAGGGCATGAGCCCGAGCGCGGAGGCCGACGGCCCGGCTCTCTGGAAGAAGTTCGAGGCCGATCCCGAGTTCAAGTCGTACTGCGAGCGGTACAACGAGGCGAACGCCTCCTCCTCTCTGGCCCAGCTCACCCGCCCGGCGAAGAAGGAGTCCTTCCGCGAGGCCCGCAAGTTCTTCTCCCGCTTCCAGGAAGCCGGTGAGCCCGACGAGGCGAAGCGCGAGGTCCCCGTCTTCATCATCACCGAGGGCATGGGGAACCGGGCCGACCGGAACTTCTACTCCCGCGCGCTCCTGGAGAAGTCGGTCCCCCTCTTCGACGGGCTGAAGGCTTACGCCGATCACCGGACCAAGACCGAGGAGGCCGAGCGCCCCGAGGGCTCGATCCGGAACCTCGTCGGCTTCTACCATTCCCCTCGCGTCGTCGAGGTCGATGGGAAGTCTCGGATCGCCGCGAAGCTCAAGATCAGCGAAGGCCCGGCGTTCGATTGGGTCTGGTCTCTGGTCAAGGAAGCCGCCGCGTACTCGAAGAAGTACCCCGAGAAGGATTTCGTCGGAATCTCGATCCACGGATACGGGGACTCGCATGAGGAGAAGGACGCCTCGGGCGAGGTCCTGAACATGGTGGACAGCTTCAGCGCCCTCGAAAGCGCCGACATCGTGACCAACCCCGGAGCCGGGGGGCGCGTCGGTGCGCCCGGGCTCATGGAGTCCGTTCGCGCCCTCCTCCGTGAGGGCATCAACCACGCAGGAGGGAACAACATGAAGGACGCGCTCGCGAAGCACCTGGAAGCTCTGAAGGCCATGAAGGCCGAGATGGATAAGAAGCCGGATATGGCGAAGGAGTACGGCGAGGCCATGTCGGGCCTGATCGCCAGCGCCGAGGCCATGGCGAAGGAAGGCGAGCCCGCCCCCGCCGCGCCCGCCGCGCCGAAGAAGGACGAGACCCCCGCTCCCGCCTCTGAGCCGAAGACCGAGGCCGAGAAGTTCTCGGCTTCCGAGGAGCGGTACAAGTCCGGGAAGATGAGCGAGGCCGAGAAGTCTCTGTTCGAGGCCCTGGTCAACGAGCGCGCCGCCTCCCGCATCAAGGCGAACTCCGACATGGTGGAGAAGCACCTGTCCGAGTCCGGTCTGCCGGAGCATTTCTGCGCCGATCTGCGCGCCCTGTGCCTCGGCAAGAGCGAGGACGACGTGAAGAAGCTCGTCGAGGCCCGGAAGAAGATCGTGGAGTCCATCACCGGGGAGCGCGCCAGCGGCGCGGGCTCCGGCAACGGCGGGGGCGCTCCCGCCGCGAAGACGAAGCTCGCGGAGGCCGTCGCGAAGGCGGGCCTACCCATCAAGGCGTAAGGAGAAAAGAACATGGCGACGACCCCCCAGCAGAACTACGCGCAGGACTCCGATCGCGGCGCGATCGGCATCAACCCGGCGACCGCCGTCAACCAGGGTGACTTGGTCAAGGTGGTGGCCGGTCTGGCAACCCCGATCACGGCCGACACCGATCAGGTCTACGGCGTCTCGGCCGACACGAACCCCGTCGCCTCCCTCGGCGACTCCCTGAGCCAGATCGTCGTGATCCGGCGCGGCGTCGTCCGCCTTTTCGGTCTGGCGGGCGACACCTTCACGCCGAACGCGAAGGTCTGGTTCGTCACCGACGCGCAGACCGTGACTTCCGTCGATCCGGGTGGCTCCGCGAAGGTCGCGGGCCGGGTCCGAGAGGTTTCCGCCGTCACCGCCGTCGCGGGTACGCGCGTCCTCATCGAGCCGAACTACGAGAGCATCGCCTAAGAGCGAAGGAGACAAGGAAATGGAAAAGAACGCCATCATCGAGAAGAACGCGGAGGATCGCGGTCTCCAGCTCGAAGACGCGATGCGGGGTCACGTCGAACTTCGGGAGAGCATCAAGTCCCGGTTCGGCCTCGACCCGGAGACGATCGAGTGGAAGAAGGCTCCTCGGACCAAGGGTTTCTGGTCCAAGCTGGAGGAGGCTTGCGGGGAGAAACTGCGCGAGGGCATCGGCAACAGCTCGTCCTCGCTGGGTCAGCTCCTCCGCTACGGCGTCCAGCAGTTCATGTTCGACGCCTACAAGGACGTCCCGGTGATCTATCCGGACGTGGTCGCCGTGCGGCCCTCGTCCAACCGGCAGGAGTGGTACGCCCCGCTCTACGGCGCGGAGCTTCCGCAGGACGTCGCCCCGGGCGGCAAGTTCGAGGATTCCCGCCTCCAGGGCCTCGACACCGTGGTCATCAACAAGAAGGTCGGCCGTGTCATCACGATCGAGCGCGAGCTTTTCGATGACGACCAGACCGGCCAGCTCGTCGATCGGGCGTCCAAGATCGGCAAGCGCGCGCGGTACAAAGAGGAGTTCGACGTCATGGCGGCGATCCGGGGCGGGACGTACTCCACGACCATCGGGAACGCCTTCGCGTCGAACACCGCGCTCTCCCAGCTCGCCTTGGAGAATGCGGACATCGCCCTCCAGGCGATCCGCGATCCGCTGGGGAACCGGATGCTCGTCATGCCGGGATACCTCCTCACGGACCCGTCCAACAAGTTCAACGCCGCGAAGCTGTTGAACTCGGCCCTCCAGCCCTCCGTCCCGGGCGCGTCGGGCGAGAACATCGCGGTCGCTCCCGGCGTCGCGTCGGGGGGAACCGGCTGGACGATGACGGTGAACCCGCTCCAGGGGCTCTATCAGCTCGGCGTGAGCCGCTTCCTGGGCTCGGGAGATTGGTTCTTGATGGAGCCGAAGACGTCCCTGGTCTTCCAGGAGCGCGATCCCCTGGAAATCCTCCAGGAGGCTCCGAACGCGGGCCAGTCGTTCGAGAACGACGCCTATCGGTTCCGCGTCCGCCGCCGCTACCAGGCCGCGCTCTTGGAGAGCCGCTACATCTTCAAGGGCTCGATCAACGCGACCGCGCCGACGATCTAAGCGCGGAGGCGTAGAGAATCCCCCGCCCGGTCAAAGTGGCCGGGCGGGGGAGACTCCAAGGGGGACATGATGGGAGGGGAAGATGGCGAAGAAGGGAACGGCCAGGGTCAAGCGGACAGACGGATTTCTTGAGGATCGCATCCCGGGGGGCTACGAGAACCCGGGGCCTCAGACGAGAGAAGAGGCGAGGCGGCTGTCGGAGATCATCAGCCAACTCAAGCGCCGAGAGAAGACCGGCTGGGTGGAGAATTGGTCCGCCCCGTGGCTGGCTGGGACCAACCTCCCGCCCTTCGACTACTTCTTCTTCGAGGACAGGCTCGCCGTGGACGCTTTCGGGATGGACCTCGCCGAGATCGACTACATCAACGGGCCTTTGACGCCGCAGGAGCAAGAGGAAGTCGCCAGGAAGCAATCCCTCTGCTCGGAGCATGGGGTCGCGTATCTGGCGCTGAATCCGGAGGACAACCCGGACAGGCTCCAGATCGCGGCGAAGCTGGGCCTGACGACGCTGAAGAAGCCGTAGAGACCGGAAACAGGAGACCGCCCCATGCGCCGATTCGCCGCCCTCATCGTTCTCTCCGTCCTGAGCATCCTCCCCTCCAAGGCGAGCGCCACAAGCCGACAGGTTGACGAAATCCTGGATCAGGTCGTTCCGATCGGGTCTTCGTCGATGAACGTCGCGGTCACGTCCGGAAGCCTGACCGTCAGCCTCTCGACGAGCCCTTCGAGCGTTCCTTCCTTCCAGACCCTCTTGGTCAGCACCGGGGCGGTCACGGATTCCGGTTCTTCCCTCATCATGCCCGCGCGCGCTACCCGTGGAGGCCATGTCCTCGTCAACGAGTGCGCCAACCCGATCCGGATCGGGCCTTCTTCGGTGACGGGGACCGTGGGCCTCTATGTCGCGGCTGGCGGAGTCGTGAACATCGATCCGGTGGTCGGCCCTCACCGTGGGGAGCTGTACGGGATCAACACCGCCGTCGGCTCCTGCTCTTGGTCCATCCTGGAGGTCTTGCCCTAAATGACCCGCTCTCTTCTTTCTCTGGCTCTTCTCGCCTTGACGTCCTGCGCCGGGGCCGTCAGCATCTCGGTCCCCGGGGCTTCCGTCTCTTCCGACAACACCTGGACGGGGGCTCAGAACTTCGCGGGGGGGATGGCCGGGAACGCTTCCGGACTGACCGCCGTGAACATCAGCTCTCAGGTCATCACCGTCGCCCCCGCTGGCGCGCAATACACGACCGTCGGAGCCGCCATCGCCGCCATCGGAACGCCCACGGTCCCGACCACGATCCTCGTCTCTCCGGGGGCATACGCGGAGAATCCGTTCGTTCTTCAGGGTAGCGTCTCTATCCGTGGAATCGGCGGACAGCCGTCATTGAACTTCACTTCCTCCCCTGCGATCACCGTCTCGACCTCGAATGTGAGTTCCGGGATAGAGGGCGTCACGGTGTTCGTGACGAATTTCTCCGGACCCGCCGTTAAGATCGACGGACAGCTCGTCGGGAGCCCGATCACTCCGAACAACCCCGTCACATTCGGAACTGGCGCTGGCATCATTGGGAACCCTGCGGTCCTCGTCACCGGGTCGCGGCAAGTCAATTTCATCAACTCGAACGCTCTCGGGGTCATAAATCCGGCTTTGCGGGTTTCAAGCACCGGGACACTCCTCGCGGTAAACGCGCAATTCGTCCAGCTCGTAGACAATTTCAACGCCGTACAACTCGACAACGGGACGAACACGAATTCGAGATTTCTGGACGTCTATCTTCACGCCACGGGGTCAGGGAAGGGTCTGATCTCGTCCGTCCCGACCACTCTCGGGATGTCCGGAGTCGTCACTCGAAACGATACGAATTCGATCCAGGGCGTGACCGGATCGACATCCATCGTCGTCTCGGCTGGGGGAATGTCTGTCAGCGGATCGACCCTCGCTTTCGGGGCGGCTCCTGCGGCCTTCAACGGGACCGCGTACAGCGAATCCGCTCTCCCGCCGAGCAATTTCATCGTTTCGACCGCGAGCGGGACAGTCTTCAGGACTACGAGCGCGGGATTTCTCCGCACCATCGGCCAGCAGACGCAATCCTATGGTTACGCGAACGCCGGGGGAACTTTCGCGGGAATCTGCGTCGGAGGAACCGAGGCCGCTCCTACGGCTTGCGCTTCTGGTTCTAACCTCACCTTCATCGGCGCGAAGGGGTTCGACGGGGCGACCAACACGAACGGGCAGGGATCGACGGGAGCCCTGGTATTCTCTGCGGCCGAGGCATTCACCGCCACGGCGCGCGGAACGGCCGGGGACATCGAGACGACTACCGCTGGGACCACGACCCGCCGAAAGAGGGTCCGCGTCACGAACGAGGGGAAGGTCGTCATCGCCCCGCGAGCGAACTCCCTTCTACCCGTCAACGCCGCCGCCCTGACCGTCTCCGGGAATGACGCAGGAATCGGGATCACGACGAACACGGTCTCCATTCATGCCCTCGAAGCGATCAGCGCGGTCAGCTCCGTCACCGCGTCCGCATTCTTTGGAAACGCGAGCGGATTGACCGGAGCCCTGTGGAGCGGATCGGTGATCTCCGCCGACTTCACGAATCGAATCCTGAAGACGAGCGCGGACGTTCAGGTGATGGATTGGGGCGGCGGTGGCGGCGGCGGCAACCTGGCCGACGACAGCGGCGTCGTGTCGGTCAAGTGGAACGACCGCTATCTCCGCAACGCGGCCGGGAACACGATCTTCGATTGGTCGGGGACGACTGTGACGGTCTCCGGTGGCCTCGACGTGGGAGGGGCCGCGACAGTGGACTCCCTGTCCTCATCCGGTGAGGTCTCGGCCGGGGGTGGATCGAACATCGTCTATTATTGCTCCGGAAGCACGGGCGGAACTTTCGACGGGAACCTCGCGCGCGGAAACGGGAATGCGGGAGCTTGCGCCGGGGGAACTTGGATCGCGACTTCTCTGAAGGTGGACTGACCTCATGCGGAAACTGGCGCTCCTGATTGGATTGACCCTCTGCGCGGGGATCGCGCGCGCGGACTCGGCGACCCCGAGGCTCGGACTCCTCATCATGTCCACGGGGACGACGAATTGGGGGACCAAGCTCAACAACAGCGTCTTCGCCGTGGCGGACTCGTCTGCGGCGGCGCAGTTCAAGAGCAACACCTTCACCGCGACGAACACCTTCACGTCCGCGATGCTCCTGTCCGGGTCCAGCCTGACCGCGACGGGGTCGGCGGGGACGATCACGACTCAGTCGAGCGTCACCGCTTCCGCGTTCTTCGGCGACGGCTCTCACCTGACCGGAATCCCCAGCACCGGGGCCATCTCCGGCTCCTTCGTCCAGAAGACCGGCGACACGATGACGGGGGGGCTGGAGATGTCGAACTCCAGCATCACCCTCACGGGTCCGACGGGGTACATCTCCGGACAGTCGTCCATCACCGCCTCCGCTTTCTTTGGGAATGGTTCCGGACTGACGGGAGTGACCGCGACCGGAATCCCGAATACCGTAACGAGTAGCTTCACGGTTCTCGGGAACCTCTTGGTCAACACGGCGAACTCCAGGATCACGCTCGACACGCCGACCCCGACTCAGGTTCCGAGGCTCTATTACAACGAGGCCGGAACCCTTGCTTTCGCTGTTCAGCTACTCGGAGGAGGAGGGGGCGGTGGGAACCGTCGTCTGGACATCAGCCCGCAGATATCGGGCTCCAGCGGCGGGATTCAGGTCTTCAGTTCGGGGACAGTCCAGATCGGAGGGAGCGGGGTCGATTCGAACAACCTCCTCGACGTCTTCGGGTCCATGACCGTCGGCGCGGCGGGCTCTCAGTCCACGATCGCCGCGAACGGGTCGATGTACCTGAACTCAGGATCGAGCCTCACTCTCTCCGGCGCGAACGGCTACATCACCGGGCAATCATCGATCACGGCTTCGGCTTTTTTCGGAAACGGTTCCGCTCTGACCGGGATATCGAGATCGAGCGCGACGGTGATCCCGCAGACATCCTTCACGAACACGGCTTTCAGCGTTTGCCTTGCGACGGTGACTCTCACTTCTCGCGGATTCCCGATCATCGTCGGACTTGTCGCGATGGCCGACAACACGAACAACGACAAACAGGTCTATTCGACGATCCTAGTCGATGGCGCGTATCCATCAGAACTTTCCGGGGGGAAGGCTATCGGTTCTGCGACGATTGGCTCTGGAAGATATTCGAATGTCGGGAATGGGATCACCCTCAATTCCGTATCGGCCGGGACGCATTCCTACTGCGTGGCATTCAGAACATCGGCCAACACCGCGACGGTATACAACGACGCCAGCTTCGCGAGCCAATTGTCGGCCAGAGAAACACCGCAATAAAATGAAATTCCCGATACCTGAAGGTGGAGTTAATCCGGACCTTCTTTTCTCTGAAATAGTGGGGAGCGGGTCCGTCTTGGACCCGGACATCCTGGTAAGCGGCGGAGAAGTGGAGGTCTTTGGAGAAATCGTAGACCTCACCGCACTCGAAGCGATTATCTCCAACCATGAGGCGAACCCCCTGTCCGCGAGAAAAGCGGCGAAGATCGCGGCCATCGACAGCAGGACGGACGATCTCATCCGGCAGGGGTTCGCATTCGACGGGAAGAACTTCTCTCTGTCTACTGAGGCTCAGGGGAATTGGACGGCCCTCTTCGTCTTCAAAGACATCTTGAGCTGGCCCATCCCGGTCACGACAAACGATGACGAGGAGTATTCCCTCACGCTTGAGAATCTTCCGTCTTTCTGTCTGTCGGCGGCTGGGGTTGTGAACGCGGCGATATCTTCGGGCCGCGCCCTGAAGATCGCGGCCAATGCGGCGACGACGATCGCGGAGCTTGACGCGGTGGTGGACAACAGATGAGCAACCTCGGAACCCCGACTCGCTTCAAGACGACCTGGGTGATCCTGGTATGCGCCGCCATCCTCATCGGATGGGACATATACGCCGCCATGAGTCCTTCGGAGCCGACGATCTCCGCCCTTACCCTGGCGATCGCGCATGAGCATCCAGTCCTCCCGTTCTCTTTCGGGGTCCTCATGGGTCATCTATTCTGGCCGCAGATCGTGAAGGAGGCCGAGTAAATGGCGACCCAGGCCCAGGCGCGCGCGTCCCTGCGGGCGGCGATCGACGACGTCCCCAAGCCCGTCTGGAAGGAGAATCTGAGGCGTGGAGTTCTGCGCGATCAGGTGGACGGTACGAACACCCTCTTCAAGCTCAACAACCGGAGGATCGTGTCCGGGACGCTTCTGGTCTCCGCCGACGGAGGCTCCTTCGCCGCTCCGGCGACTGAGGACGACAGCCTCGGGACCTTCACCCTCGCGGTGGCTCCGGCGACCGCTCTCCTCGCGAACTACTCATTCGAGTATTTCCTGGACGCCGAGCTGGACCCCCATCTCGAACTCGCTCTGAGCTTCGTAGGGTCCGCAGACGTTCCCTCGGTTGTCCAGGGCCTCTACGACGCCTTCATCAAGTACGCGGCCGGGAACGCTCTCCAGGCCCTCTCGTCGCGCGCCGGGCCTCTGTACGACGCCTCGGCGGGAGGTAAGTCGGTCAACAAGTCCAGCATCAAGACCCACTATCTCGCCCTCGCGAAGCAAAAGTTCGAGGAGGCCGAGAAGGAGAGGACGGCCTACTACGAGGGGAAGGGAGGACGGGAGAAGCCCGCCTTCGGACGCGCGACGACAGTCCAGACCCCCTACACGCCGAGGAGATAGGTGGACGACCAGAACTTCTCGGGCTCGCTGATGGCGGACCAAGAGATGATGCTGGAAGGCATCATCGAGAACGAGCGCGTCCTCGAAGAGGCCATCACGATCAAGCTGTTCTCGAATCAGTCCAGCGCCCCGGGCGCTTTCGGGACTCAGAAGAAGATCACGTTCACGGATTTCCCCGCGACGGCTGTTCTGGTGGACCTCGGGATCGCGGCCTCCATGTTCAAAGAGGGCGTCTTGACGGCTGGAGACATCGTCCTCCACATGAGGGAGCGCCTGACCGAGTCGAACGAGCATATCGGCGGGAACCACCCCGGGGATCGCGTGATCTGGAGGGGGTCGGAGTACCGCCTCGTCCAGAGACCGATCCCCGTCCTTCTGAACGACGTGATGTTCTATGACGTCCTCCTCAGGCGCACGAACAGCCAGCAGGACGTCACGGGGCTCTGATGCTGGCTGTAGAAATCCGACCCTCCGCCGACCTCGCCAGGAAGATCGACTTCCTGAAGCGGCAAAGAGACGAGGTCCCCGGGCTCCTGTCCCAGGCCGTGAGGATATCGGCCTTCCGGGTGGTGGAGAACGCGAAGCGCCTCGTCCCCGTATCGACCGGCGCTCTCCGGCGATCGGTCAAGGCGTACTTCTACTCCGACCGAATCTCGACGGCGGCGTCCATCGGCTCTTTCCTTCCCTATGCCGCGCGCCAGGAGTACGACGCCAGCCTCGACCATTCTGTCAGGCCCCCCAGGACCAGGGTCGTCAATACACGGGCGGGCAATGTCGGCTCCGTCATCAAGGGGACCGGACAGTCGAATCCCGAGGCGACCTGGGGATTCCTGCGGAAGTCGCTCGCCAAAGAGAAGCCGAACTTCATCAATTCGCTCTGGTCGATCATCCGGAGATTCAAGTGATCTCCTCCTCTCTGGCCGCGTTCATCAATGCGTCTGAGATCAAGACCGCGTTCGGTCTGAGCGTCTTCGTCCGAACCCCCGATTTCGTTGAGAGCCAGGCGACCGTCCCCTATTGCGTGATCGACAGGATGGTCGAAGGACCTCAGGAACTATGGGCGATCGGCGACGCCCAGCGGAAGGAGAATCAGCAGTTCCAAGTCGCCTTCAAGATGATCGATTATCCCACGATGCGCGACATCGAGGCGCGCTTCCGCCGCCTCATCGAGTCGGCGACGGCTTTGGACGTAGGAGGAATCTCTCACCCTGGAATCGACTTCCTCGTCTCTGCGGACCAGATGCGGAACTCGGGCGACAACCTGACCTATCACTCGGATCAACCGGGATGGTTCGCGACGCCGACTCCGGTGATCTACAAGAACAGGGATTCCAATGGCGAGCCTATCGTGGTTCCGTCGGGCTACACGGTCAATTCTGCGGCTGGGACGGTCACTTTTGGCTCGGCGAACGCGCCGACGGACGAGGTCCGCGCGACGTATAAAGCGGGCGTCATCGACTTCAATATCGTCGGCGTGGCGAGAGACGCGGCCTCGGACGTGGACAATAATCCTCAACGGTACGCGGTCTATTTCAACCTGGAGACGTTCTTCTACATCAAGACCAACGCGAACCGATACCTCTAATTGGTAGAATATGACGCCGCTTAACGATGGATGGAGGATGAGATGACGAGCATGAAGGAGATCGCCGCGCCGAAGAAGGTCCTGGTCGAGTGTCACGGGATCATCACGAAGACGGGCTTCAACGTCTATCCGCCCCGCATGGCTCCGGTGTTCGTGGAGTTCGAGCCGAACAAGACGACCGCCATGGAGTCGGTCGTGGCCGAATATCTGAAGTCGATGGACCCGCAGAAGTTCAAGATCGTCGGATCGGAGACGGACGCGCCGGTCGCTCCGGACGCGAAGAAAAAGAAGTAAGGGGGAGATATGGCCCGAATCACGGGGAAGAACGGTCGCGTCAAGATCGATACGGTGACGGTCGCCAGCATCAGCGATTGGTCTCTGGACCTCAAGGTCCCTCTGGCCGACGCGACGGCGATGGAGGATCAGTTCAAGGTGAATCTGTCCCTGATCCGCGAGTGGTCCGGGAGCATCAGCGGCCACTATGAGAGCGCGGGCGTCAACGACATGGTCCTCGACACCTTTCTCAACGCGACGACCGACGGCGGTCCTCAGTCGGGGAAGGTCACGCTGGAGCTGTTCCCGGACGCCTCGGCGACCGAGAAGTTCAGCGGCGACGCCTTTCTGGACGTCACCCTGAACGTCGGGAAGGACAAGACGAACGAGTTCTCCGCGAAGGTGACGGGGACCGGCACTCTTACCCGCACCCCGTAAGGAGGACGACATGGCGCGAATCACCGGGAAGAACGCGAAGATTCGCGGCGTCCTGGCGCGGACGACCATCTCCGTCGCCGAGGCGCTGACGAACTCGGGCGACAACCTGACCTATGTGCTGACGGGGAAGCCGTACTGGAACCCGAACCTCCCCCCCGTGGTTCGGGACAATGCGGTCGTCGTCTCGCCGTCGGAATACTCGGTCGATTATGTCAACGGCCAGGTCACGTTCTTCGTGGCTCGGAACCCCCTGAACACGATCGACGTGAACGGGATCGAGTGGATGACGCTCCAGGACGTCGGAGATATGTTCGACTGGACTCTGGACCTGAAGGTGGACGTCGTTGACGCGACGGCCTTCATGGATCAGTTCAAGACGAACTTGTCCTCCTTCCGGGGATGGGTCGCCTCAGCCCAGGGATACCACGTCTCCGGATATTGGTTCGACGCCTTCAGCGGATCGAATGCCGAGTTCTACGTCGAGTTCTACCCGAACGGAGCCGGGACCGAGAGATTCATCGGGGCCGGGTTCGTGGACATGGCCCTCGACGTCAAGCGCGACTCCGCCGTCACCGAGAAGATGACGATCAACGGAACCGGCGCTCTGGTGAGGAAGACGACATGAGCGGGACCTCCTCCCTGTGGGCGACGTGCGACCTCAAGATCGCGGCCTTCCTCATCCATTCCGGATTCGAGGTCAGGTCGTTCAAGAGGTCCGGGGAGAAGGTCATGTTCGAGTTCGATCCGTCCTCGTCGCTGGATCAGACGGTGATGTCGTTCATCAACAAAAAGACTTCGGTGGAGCCGCTGTCGTTCATGGACAGCGTCAGCCGCGCGCGGGACCTCGTCTCGCTCGCGAAAAACTCGTAGGGAGGACACGATGGAGCAAGCGATCAAAGAGCCGCAGAAGGACGAGCCGAAGGTGGTCAGCGCGGAGGAGTTCCTGGCCGGGATCAAGCCGAAGGGGGAGTTCGTCGCGATCCCCGAGTTCGGGCCTGGGAAGGGCGTTCGCATCCAGCAGATCACCTTGGAGGCGCGCGAGAAGATGCGCTCGGCTTGCCGGAAGCCAGACGGCTCGATGAACGAGGACCTGTTCCAGGTCTTCTCGATCGTTTTCGGGGTGGCCGAGCCGAAGCTGTCGCATGAACAAGCCGTCGCGATCAAGAGCGGAGACCCCCGGGTCGCCGACCGGATCGCCCGGGCGGTCTGGACGCTGTCGAACATGACCACGGAGGCCGAAGCCTTAAAAAAGGACTGAAGGGCGACGTCGTAGAGCGCAACCTCTACACGCTCGCCCGAGACCTTGGTCGGCTCCCGTCGGAGCTGATGTCGGTCGGGACGGTGAAGTACCGGATCGCCCTGCGCGCTCCGGGCTGGCTGGGGAAGTGGCTGTCGCTGGAGGGGTTCCTGGAGGATTCCCGGAGCCCGATCATGGTGGATGAGTTCGTGAAGCTCCAGGCCCTCTACCTCGTCGAGGCTGAGGAGGAGGCGGAGGCGATGGAGCGAGCGAAGAACGGAGGGGGGTAAGGTGGCCGGGGAACAGCTTCTTTTCACGTTGAGCGCCGAGGACCTTATCTCCGGCCCCACGGGCGACGCCATCCGGTCGCTTGAGAAGCTGGAGACGACCGTCGGGAAGCTCTCGGACGTGGGGAAGAGGTCGGCGTCCGGGTCCAGGGAAGCCGCGCAGGGGTTGAACCTTGCGACCGAGGCGGCGAAGAAGTCCACGACTTCAAACGAGGCCGCGAATCAGGCGATGCGCCTCGTCACCATCCAGCTCGGTCAGATCGCGGGGGCATCCAGCGCGGCGAACGGGGCTCTCTCCGTCCTCTCGACTGTGATGTCTCAGGTCTTGGTCGCCGGGAAGGCCCTGTCCCCGGCTTTCCTCGCCTTCACGATCGCGGCGGCGGCGGCGGGCGCGGCCATGAAGGTTTTCTCCGAGGGCTCCAAGAAAGCGCGGGAGGAGGTCGAAGCCCTCCAGAAGAAGAACCTGGACGCCGTCCTGTCAATGAACCAATTGACCCAGGCGGCGCGCGGCGTAGCCGCCCAGGGCGCGGCAGAGATGGGGCGCAAGATCGACGACCTGAAGGGGAAGATCGGGGACGCCGAGACCGAGATGCGGAAGCTCCAGGAGAGGGCGGTCAACCTCTCCAAGGCCACGACCATCGGTTTCACGTCCGAGGTCAGTCTCCGACAGGTCGAAGGTCCCAAGCTGGACATGGGTCCGATCAACGCTCAGATCGACGAATCGCGCCGCACGATCGCGAATCTGCGCCTGGAGCTTCAGACCGCAGAGAAGACCTATCGCGACCTGACGGCGGCGTCGGCCGGGACCGGAGCGGAGGCGCGGCGTTCGGGGAACCTGATCCTCCAGGCGGCGGCGGCGCAACGGAACGAACTGAGCGCCTACGTCAATCAGGTCGAGCGCGCGACCAACGCCTCTCGCATCTTCAGCGACTTCTCCGCCGACGGGATGAACCGGATCAAAGAGGTCGCCGCAGAGACCGGATCGACCTGGGCGGAGCTGGCCGACGTGGCGACGAAACAGACCCTCGTCATGCGCGACGCCGTCGTCCAGAGTGCCTTGGCGATGGGCGAGGCGCTGGGGAACGCGATCAGCGGGACGAAGGACTCCTGGCGGAACGCCCTGAAGACCCTGGTCGGGTTCTTCTTCGATGCCGTGACGCAGATCGTCCTCGCTTCGGCCGTGGCGAATAAGGCCGTGACGGCCATGCTGATCCCGGGGTCATTCGTCGCGATCCTTGGAATCGCCGCCGCCCTCCAGGGGATCAAGGCCATCGCGATCAACGCCCTCAGCGGGGCGACCTCCGCCGCCGCAGGGGCCGGGAACGCCGCCCCCGCCGCCCCGGCGACCTCGGGGGCCGGAGCCGCCTCCGGGACAGCGACCACGGGCGGGCAGTCCCTCGCCACGGCCCAGCGGGAGGTCACGAATAACATCCAGGTCAGCCTCCCCGTCCAGGCTCTCGATCTGGCCTCGATCTCGGACATCCAGCTCAAGGCGTTCGCGAACCGGGTCGGCCGCGCCATCCGAGAGGCGGCGGCGACCGGGCAGTTCTCCACGGTGAGCGCATGACCTGGAACCCACGCTTTAAGATCGGATTCCCGGGCTACGAGGTCGGCATCGAGGCCCAGGTGAGGGCGCTCCAGGTCGCCGAGGACAACGTCGAGGTCCAGCAGAGGAACCTCGTCGGAGCGATGAAATGGTCCTTCCTCCGGATGGGGGTTCCCAGGATCGTCATGGACCTCGCGCGCATGACCGACTCGACCATGGCGAAGCTCAGGGGATTCCGGGCCTCCCTGTCCGTCCTCAGCTTCATCTTCAATACGGCCCTCCGCGTCGATTATCTCTATGCCGTCGCCTCCTCCACGACGAGCGTGACCCTCCCGTTCACGTCGGCCCGGACCATCACGATTATCGGCGTCTGGCTGACCTCCGACCCCGGGAAGGCCGGGACGAACTATTTCACGTCGGGGTCCTTCAACGAATCGACCATGACGATCACGCTGGGGAGCGCGCTCCCGGCCGCGAACTCCGAGGTCTTCGTCGAGTTCACCTTCCTCGGATACACCTGTCGCATGACCTCCCTCGCGCCGATCCCCCATTCCGGAGCGAGCGCGGACCTCTGGCAAGCCCAAGTCGAGCTGACGGGGGTCTGACGTGCTGAACCCCGGGTCGAACTTCGAGGCCCTTCGCGAGGCGAGCGGGAATCACATCACGCAGAAATGCGTGATCGATCTCGGGAACTTCGCGCTATCCTCCAAGGGGGCCTCCGTCACGGCCTCGACGGAGTTCTCTTCGGACTGGCCCGCGCAGGGGATCATCAACGGAGATCGGACGCACATAAACGCCGGAGCGCCCAGCGTCGCCGAGAACGGGATCGGGGGGAGCGTCTGGCAAGGCGCGCTCCTGGCCGACTCCATTGGCGTCCTGCCTGCGACCGAGACCATCACGATCGACCTGGGGGCCGAATACAAGATCAACAGGATCAAGGTGATCTGGTGGCCCGACAACACGAAGAGCGGGAA